CTATCTTGAGTGCAGCCGATGATTTGGTGACAGTCCGGGCTTTACCCGGTTCTGATACCATGACGAGGGCGGCCTTCCGGATGTCTTCCGGGTCGCTCTTCAAGACAACATCTAGGCAAGCCCAGAAAATGTATGTCCCTTCAGTCGTATCCTTGAGGAGCAACTCCTCAGTGATTCGACCTGTGTGTAAATCCCTGACAGGCACGGATTTGCCCACAGACGCTAAGACGACTATATCGGATATAGCCTCTAGCGTACCGCCATCTTCCCTGGTATTTTCCCAGCAAGCATTGGCGTTCACTGTGATTCGGGCTTTTGTGTCCAATCCAGTGAAAATTGAGTCGTCAACATTAAGATCGAAGGTCTTAATAGCTGTACGCAAGAACTTCCGTTCCATCGGTGTCAATGGATCGGGTTCCTCAGATACAGTCTCAAGCATTTTGCGCTTGGACTTCATCTTTACCAAATCGGGGGGCTGTCCTGCACTCCGAGTTTGGCCGAGAACACCGTCTACGTGCAATAACGCAAACGGTTTCTTAAAACTTCTGGTATACTTCCATATAGGTAACCATTGGTTGAGCCATCGGGGGACCAAGCTCTTGGCCTCCCGTGACTTTAAGATGTCATCTAACACTTCTCTGTTAGACAAATCTTTGAAGGTCTTACGAGCCCTCTTGAGCTCGTCATACCTTGTGGTGAGATCATGATATTCAACCATGATCTCCCCATCAAAGAACTCGTCTCCAATCAAGGAGGCAAGGTTCTTGAGCGTGAATATGTCGAATTTCTCCCATGTCCACGACTCCTCGGGCACTGCAGTATAACGCTGCAAGAAGATCCCGTCGACCGTTTTAAGGACCTCGATGAGTCGCTTAGCACGGTGATCAAGGTTGCGGTGAGTATACTTCTCACCGTAAACCTCGGAAAGTTCCTGAGGGCTCCACATGGGATCCTCACGACCTTGGAGCAAAAAGTTGATGCGCTTGTACAACAACCTTGCCCACTTATGTACGAGAGGCCCGTGCTTCGGGTCTCCGCACATTGATGCCAGTGCCCTTCCCCAGAAGGTACACTTCATCAGGAAATCCATTTTGATATGGACTCCCTTGATCTCCCAAAAACGAATCTTGTTCTTGGTTGATCCATCCCAACAAGTCTTCTTCAGAAGATTTGGGGGGATCTGGTCGGTGATGCGAAATCCATCTCCAGGCCATACCAGAGTAGTCGGAGCCTTGAGCCCTAACTCCCTGGCGAGCACTCTTCCCGCAACAATGCGGAAGGGGTCCTCATAGGAAAGACGGTAAGAGAAATTCTTATCGTATTTCCCGTCCTCATCGAAGAGCCAGCACGACTCATGATGGGACTCATCTTCGAGGATAGTCGATGTACTATCTTCGTAGATCTTCTGGTCAACGACAGCGATGCTGTTATTGCCAGAATTTCCGATGTAAACCTTGACAAGGTCTACCTCGGACTTGTGCGAAGCTATGACTGTCATACCTTCGGACAATACGGTCTTCAACCTCTTTGCGAGAGTCGGAGAACCGGACGAGGCGAGCGCCAAACATGTTGGTACTTGCTTCGTAGCATAAGTATGAACTCCTTCCACGAAGGGATCCATACTCGATTCTTTCATAGGGTTCGCCCTATCAAAGAATAACCCGAACCGGATCTTGGTTGCAAGCTCCGGCGGGAACGGTGCGATTGGAGGATTTTTCATCCTTCATTCACTGTCGATAAGATTACCACCAAGGTGGACTTTTTA